AACTTTAAGACGCTCTTGGTTTTCTTTAACTAACGCCTTGGCAACATCATGATTTTTTACTAACCAACGAATTAATTCACGCCCAACTGCCCCAAAGTTTTCCTTCAGTAAGCCAAGCGTAGCCTCTTCTTCGGGGTTCCACTTCAGCTTTTTAGTTAGTTGTAATTCGAGCAGACGAAACATTTCGCCCTGTGATGCATGCTTACGAGAACCAGATAAGAAGTCCATGACGTGCGTATTGGATGATAAAAGAACCAATAACTTCCATGAGGATGTATTAATGCGCTCTTCGTTAGAGCCTTGCTTCATCCTGTCTTTGCCTTTACCCTGCGTTAAATCAAGTAGAAACTCAGGCAACCATTCAAAATCTTCACGGCTCTTGCTAGTTGTCTCGTCAATAATAAACGGCAGACTGTTAAGTAAACCCTGTCTTTGTTGCGATGCAACAATAGATGTGCTTTGAGTTACACGATAGCCTTCGGGGTGTCCAAAAAAACTAGCCGCTAACTCTAGCGAAAGAGACTTACCTGTACCTGACTCAGAAGAACCCAAGTGATATACACAACCGTTAAACTTGGTAAAGTTCATAAGTAAGGATGCCGGTCCGACTAAAGCCATTGCCAATACCTGCCACTCACCCCGAGCAATCAGCATATTAAATACTTTTTTCCAGTTATCTATAGTGCCAACTGGTTTGGTAGACTGGTTGATATTATCTAAAGCAGGGGTTGGTACGTACGTTTCTTTGCCGTTTTCGTAAAATACGGTGCTGTTATATACAAACGATTTGTCGCTTTGCCACCCACAGTTATTGGGTATTTTGATTGGGCGTTTGTTGGCGCTAGCATACTCAACGCAAGCACGGACGTATTCAAATAAGTGTTTATCGTTACCTGAACCATACGCAGCTATGATATTTTGATTGGCTAAATGCTTAACTGTCTCATCTTTACTCACCACAGCACGTTGTGGAATAAGAATATCAATCGGTCCTTCCGGTCTAAACGCAACCATGTGCGCTAAATGGTCGCCCCCATTATTAAGAATATCCATCGCAAACAAGTCATACGGCAACAACATAATCTGCTTACGTGCTTTCTTGCCGTCCTCGTCTTCAAGCATCCTGTCCATAAAAATACCGCCTTTAGCGCCATAAGTGTACCCCTTCGGTGGAATAGGTTTGCTTATGACAATCTGCTCGGCTTGTGGCTCGGCTGATTCGATAATGATTTCTTTGGCTTCGGTGTTGGTATTTATTTCTCGCCCAAGGGATAGTGGGTTAGTGATTTTGTTGAAGTGTGGGCACGTTTCACACACACCCGGATTTGCTTCATCTAATTTAATACAGGCATACGGACCTTTAATAGCTTGCCACTTTTGCGCATGTCTTTCGGGTTCATAAGGGTGTAGGGCTGATAAAGCTAAGCCTTCTTCCTCACCGTCTTCACAATACTTGGCTATGCTTAGTATGCCCCGCCACAACGGCTCCATACCATCTTGACTTGCATGCTCACGATAATAGTTAATCTGACCGCACTTGTCCCCTATATTAGACATCAAGGTAAAACTGTTCTCTATTAGCGTAACGCTGTTGGCGTTAGGTATTGCTTTCGGACGTTTGCCTGATAACTGCAATGCGGGTAAACCCTCATATGCTGAGCCGTTCATCTTCTCTTTTAGTGCGCTAGATATGGTTTCAAAGTTAAAAGTCTTGGGCGAAGACTCAATCATAATCTTAACTTTGCGTGGCTTAGCTTGTTTGTAGTTGCTAGTATCAGGCACACGTAGAATACGTGAGGCATCGCCTGTAACCATAGCGTCAATCTTAAGCCCTTGCTTAACGCACAAACGCTTTAGATTCTCAGCAACAGGTTTCCAAACAGCTATATCAACTTCTTCGGTAAAAGCCCAATACACATGTAAGCCCCCACCACTAGATATAACCCAAGGTGTACCTAACTCTGCCAAAGCCGTTGTGGAGAGGAACGTGTCCAAAGCATCTGCCGCTTCTGCCTTAGTTGCGTAGCCCTTACCCTCCCCACAGTCGATATCCAAGAACAAAGACTTAATCTTTAGGGCGTTCTCGGTTAAGCGTTTACCCTTGTCGTTGAACGTGGCTAGTGCGTAAAATGAGTTGTATCCTTTTGAATCAAACGCCATAGCGGCGTTATACAGCTCGTCAATCGTTTGCACGAAGACGTGTTCTTTTTTAGCTGTGCTAATTTCAACTGCGCAATACGCACCCGAAGTAGGTAGCACAGTCGCTAGGAATTCCTGCGACGTCATATGTACCCCTTGAGTTTAGTATTTTAATTTGTCACTTAGCCGTTTAATTAACTCTTTTTGATAGTCTTCGTTTAATCCACCATTATTAACATACTCCTCAGCGAATCGCACAAGTTCTTTGTCTGAGAGGGTTCTTGGGTGTATTGCTGTTATCTGTTCGCTATGCATTTTCTCATTGCCTCTTCAACTGTACGGCTAGATTGTAGTATGTTCAACAAAGACTGAACGCTGTTTCTGTATGCGGGTGTTACATCCGTTCCGCTAAACCAGTTGTATACCGTTTGCCTCGTTGCGCCTGTAAATTTTGCTATCTCAATAACTGGGAAGTTTAAACTAATTGCCCAACGTCCTAGCTGATTGCCTAGCGTTTTGGGTGCTACTTTTGTAGTCTGTTTTATTGTATCTGAATAAGCCATGATTTTCTCGTTAAGTTGTGGGTGGGGGTACTTATTTCTTCTGTATAAGCCGCATTAAGTAGCATCAATAAGTTGTTAACACAGCGCCTACTTTCCCCCCGTAACTATCTACTCATAATAATACGCAGAATATGGTACGTCAGAGTTAACTCTAGGTTTATGCATAAAAACCCTATACGGTAACTCGCTTTCAGTTAAAAAAGCTGACGGGTTTTGCTCTTTAATAAACTTTATAGTTTCATCCAACAACTCGTTTGGTTTCCCAAACAGTGGATTATCCATGTGATTTATCCTAGGGCTACGTGCAACTGCCTTTAACCTATCCATTTGCTCTTGCGTAAGCTTACTCATCATCCCACTCCGATACAGTAGCCGCTAAACTACCAGCTTTCTTTTGCGGAACAGCGTTAGCTTTTACGGCAGGCTTGCGCTTCTCAGGCTCGTCTACCTCAGCTTCTTCCTCAGCCATCGGCTTTAGTTTAGGCAAGCTAGGCTTTTTGCCCTCTAATGCTAGCGGCTTATCAGTCTTTGCAAACGTAACTGCTACTGCGTTCTTGGCTTCTACTGACGCACCCTTGGCAACAGTAACCTCATACTCCTCATCTTCTAACCAACGTGCAGGTTGAAAGAACAGCTTGGGCACAGCCGCTTTAGTATCAAAACGTAGACGTGTAACTAATGTCTCAGGGTTGATGTTTTGAGCCGCTAAGTAACGAGCGTATGCCTGTAACGGACGCTTGTCGCCTTCTTCTTTACCGAAGATTGACGTAGCCGCTAGAGTTAACTGCATAACATCGCCTTCAATGTCATTGGCTAATACCACAGCAAGTCGTTGTGAAAACCGGCAAGCCTTGGAATCGCCCTGACCAGACCCTTTTACATTCATTGGGCATGATGCGCAGTTGCTATGCTGTGGCTCATCAATTGATGCGTCGGGTGTATCACCATCGGCTGACCAATAATCAGGACTCTTAGTCTCGCCCTCAACGTACTGTGATGCGTAAAACGTACGGCTGATTTTTGGTGCCGCATTAACAATAACAACATCTAAATGGCGGTCGTCAATAGATGTGATTTCTTTACCATCTGCCATCAGACGGAATACACCGCCCTTGATAGAGATACGTTTACTACTGCCAGTGTTTATTCCACCCCCTGCAAGGCTCTTGGCTAGTGTTGATATTTCCCCTTTTTTAGCAAATGCTGGGGTTTTGGCAGGATTAAAGTTGGCTAGTTCGCCCATTTGTACAGCTCCTTAGTTAGTTGGTTTACGTACCGTTACTGCATACTCCGACATAGAATTTAACCCCGCCGGTACACTTCCGGGGTTCTCTTCCAAAAACATAGACATGTTCTTTTGTGCAATCCGTTTCTCAAACAAGTCTAATGCATCATGCTCTATTACAAACTGCTTGAACGAATCCCAGTCGTTTGTGTAGTAGCGTGTTTTCTGTGACAAGATAATAGTGCCTTCGTCTGTTCTTACAGATAAAGTACCAAGCTCCATCATTTGATCTTTCATTGCAAGTTTAATTTCTGCCTTCTGATCTTCTAACGTATCAAGTTGTTTTTGTATTTCCTGCGCTTTTAGGTATATCTTACGATATACCTTTGCTAGTTTATCTAGCGGTATAACTTCGTTTTCATCATTCATTATTATAGGTTCCTTGTAAAATATTTTACATCATAAAAGACAGCAATACAGCAGAACATAGGGTTTTCCTTATAAATTAAGTTCTTCTTTATATAGGTTAAGCAA